TTAGCGGAATATGCGGCCCCAGCCGCCCGGCTTCGGGGCGGGCTGCTGAGGCGCGCCGGGCCGAGCGACCGGCACAGCAGGCGGCACTGGCGCGGGCTGGGACTGCACAGCCTTCACGGCGGCGCGCGTGTGAGCGACGAAGCGCATGAGCCCGTCAACATACTTGCGCTCGAAGTGGAGAGTGAGCAACGCTCGCCGGGTCTCGATCATGAGCCACTTATCCCCGCCGCTCCTCTTCTTCGCAGCAAACGCGAGGATGCCGAGCGTGACGAGGCGCGTCGCAGTCACGCGCGCCTGCATGGCCTCGCCGTCCTCGACCTCGACGCTGACGACGTCGGTTAGAGGGATCCGCTGGATTGGTTCGCCGCGCCGCTTCGAGTCATACAGGAGCTCAGTGTCGGTGCAGATGATCTCCGCAGGGTCGGATGAGTAGAGGCGGAAAGCGCCTTTGGGGCGGTGCATAGCTCCTCCTTTGAGTGCGACCTACCTATGTGGGCAGTCTACAGCTCGCGCGAGGACGTGGAGGCTATTCCGGAGAGGCTTCGTCCGCGAGGCGGCGCTCCGCCTCGGCAGCTACATCGGAGCCACTGACTCCGAGGGCTGCGCACATCGCGCCGAAGTCGCTCATCGTGCAAACAGTGTCGCCCGCGAAGATCTTGTAACAGCGAGCGCGAGTGATACCTGCCCGTTCAGCAAGTCGGTCGATAGTCAGGTCCAGACTTTGCAGACGCTCCTTGAGTACAGCTAAGGCAGCGCGTTCAAAGGGACTCGATTTAAGAGATCTGCTTCCCATGAGGTAAGCATATCTACTTTTGTAGACCCATGTCACATGAAAACGAGTTGCAAAATCTCTATTTGTAGACTTATATAGTAGTCATTGGTCTACAAATGTAGAAAGGAACCATGAGATGACGGTAGCAGCCGTAATCAAGGGCATGGCCCGTGAGCAGGGCGTATCGCAGACAGAGCTTGCTGCTCGCGCTCGCATGAGCCGCGCAAGCCTGTCTCTCAAGCTCAACGAGCGCCGAGATCTGACCTTGCCAGAGGTTGAGCGCCTCGCAGCAGTGCTCGGAACCTCCGTCCGCGAGCTCCTCGACCGAGTCGAGCGCACCACCGAGACCGCGCCTGCACCCGAGAAATCGCGAGGCTACGCGATCGCCGACAAAGCGACCGGCGTCGTGATCCTCCAGGCCTCGCACGGCAGCATCTACGACGAGGATGTCCCGGCATGAGCGCCGTCGTCGCGGTGACCATCGGCCTGATTCTCGCGGTCGCCGCAATACCTGTCATCGTCTGCGTCGTATACCTCACGGGTATCTACGCAGGGGATGCGCTCGACCGCCTCGTTTGTATGGGCCTCGACGCGGGTGATCGGATCGCCGAAATGATCGATGGGGAGGTGCCCGGGAAATGACCGCCGCTGCACCGTTCGCGCCGGAGCGCTGGTACTCCGCGCAGCAGGTCCAGGAAACCCTCAGTCTCTCCCGCTCGACAGTCGAGCGCCTCGGAGTCGAGGGCAAGGTCGCCGCAATCAAGATCGGGCGTTCCGTCCGGTACAGCGGCAGCGACCTCAACCAGCAGTGCCAGAGCCTCGGCTCCGGTCTCGCCGAAAAGAAGAGCTCCCAGCGGTAGAAGCGCTGGGAGCGGCAGAACCCCTAGAGAAAGAAGGAAGATTCCATGAACCAGAGTACCACACGCCGCCGCCACCTGCGGCCCTGGCGAACCCTCATCGCAGGTGCCTCACTCGCCGCCGCCCTCACCCTCGGTTTCGCAATGCGGGGCCTCGACAATCCAGACGGCCTCCCTGAGTGGACCTTCTTCCCCGCCCTCGGCCTCCTCGCGCTCGCGGTTGTCCTGATTCGTGCGGACTGGAAGGCGGGCAGGCTGTGAGCGCGTCGATCATTGTCACGGTCGTTTTCCTGCTATTCGCGGGCTGTGTCCTGCTGGCCTGGATCGCAGCCCGAGGGGCCTCGCGCGCGGCCTCTATCGAGGAGATCGCCGCTCGCATGCAGCGCTCCGCGTCGAAGGCGCGCGCGAAGGGCACGACGTTGCTGGAGCGGCACGTTGGCTTCGATTACTACGACGTGGACGGCGAGGCCCCGCTGCCTCACCTGATCTGCCTCGCGACGCAGGACGTCATCATCGAGGCAGAGCTGAACAACTGCTACGCGCTCGATACGCCGAAGATCGCAGTCGATCTCGACCGACAGCAGATCCACGTGACCCTCGAAGTGCTGCGGCTCGATGAGCCGAGCCTGGAGGTGAAGGCCTGATGCAGGAGACGCCTCCCCTCGATGTCGAGATCACTCGCGCGATAGCCCGCGCACACATCCTCTACGCAAACCGACCGCACGTCGACGAGCGTGTGCATCGCCTGGTCATGGAGGCCTGCGCCCGCGCCGCTCACCATCCGGTCGAGGTCAAGCCCTCACGGTCGGCGCTCGCGCCGATGAAACCTCGCCGATCCGCTTAACCGCCAACACCAAGAACAGAAGGAACCCCAATGAACAAGAAGATCTGGGCCGCAGGAGCTGCCCTCACCCTCGTAGCCCTAGCGCTGCCCTACGGCGCCGCATACGCCGCCGACGAGGCCGCGCCGGCCATGACCGCGCAGGTCACCAAGGCCACCAGCGCATCTCGTCAGACCTCGAGTGAGGTCACCGTCGAGGGAACCTGGTCCGCGCCGAAGCTCGCGGTCGGCCAGCACTTCACAGTTGCCAGCAAGGACGGCGGCTTCAAGTGGTATGCCGGCTTTCCCTTCGTCCTCGACGACGGGACCAAGATCGGCGACTGCGAGGCCGACGAGGCGACTCTGACCTGCACGGTCACCGAGGTTCCCGCGTCCTACGCGGACAAGACCGACGTGACCGGAAACTTCTATGCCCGCGCGCGTCTCTCGGACGCCGCAGTCGGCACTGAGGACACGCAGATCGTCGTGAACGGCAAAGTCACGCGCACGCTCGTCTGGGGCGACCGTGACGGCTCGGGCACCTGCACGAACGACTGTTCGACGCCCGCGCACTTCGAGTACGCGGCTCCCGAGACGATTAAGTTCGGATGGACCAACGCGGACCAGTCGATCGGCTGGGGCATCAAGTGGGCCGTAGAGGCTGGCAAGACCTACACGCTGACGGACGAGACCAACAAGCTGCCGAAGGCTGTAAAGTGTTCGTCCGGCCCGACATGGGCTCCGGCGACTACGACCTGGACCGACGGCACGCTCGACGAGTCCGCGCACACGCTGACATTCACGCCGCCCGCCGGCTCGCTGGTCTGCGTCGTCTACCCTGCGGCGACCCCTCACGTCGAGGGCCAGGACGCCTATACCAACCGAGCGACGATCAACGGGCAGAGCCTTGAGGCGACTGCGACGATCAAGGCCTCGGGCGGTACGGACGGCGATGGTAAGACAAAGCCGAAGCCGACCCCGGCCCCGGTCCCCACGCCTGACGCGAGCATGCCGACCCCCGCTCCGGTCCCGTCTCCTCTCCCGAAGCCGTCGCCGAAGCCGTCCCCGGTTCCGACGCCTTCGGATGAGCCGCAGTCTGCGCCGTCCCCGATGCCTACTCCTACGACCGCGCCGAAGCCTGAGCCTACCGCTACGCCGGTCATCGAGAAGCCTCAGCCGGAACCTACGCCTGCCACCGTCCAGGCCCCGCAGGAGCGCCTCGCTAAGACTGGCGCGACCACTGACGGGATCTTCCTCGCAGTCGGGATCATCGCTTTCGGCATCGGCGTTGGCCTCGTCATCCTCCGCCTGCTTGAAGGGCGCAAGCACAAAGAGGAGACCGCCCGATGAGCGCTAAGCACCTCACAAACCCGGTGACACTCACCCTCGAGCTCGACGACCTCGGGTGGCTGCGCAGCTTCCTCAAGGATGAGCGCCTCGCCGCTGAGATCGACCGCGATGAGGTGACCTCGCTCCACACCGATGCGGCTATCCGCGCCGCAAAGCAAGTGCTCCTCCACGAGCACGAAAGGATGACGAAGATCATTGACGCGCTGGACGCGGCCCTGGCCGCAGACGACGCGCGCGAAGCCATAGCAAAGCGGATCGCCGCGACGGTGCCCGGCATGCCGGACATCACTAACACCCACCCGCCACTAAGTAAGGAGAAGGAACTGTGAGGTTCGAGAACAAGATTACCGTCGAGCTGAACGAGACCGACGCAGCGATTGCGTCGGTACTGCTCGCCGAGACTGCCGTCCGCCTAGCGCTCGACGCGCTGCTCGCAGACAAGACAGCAGAGATTGGCGGAACCACCAACAAAGGCTCTCGCGCGCTCGCGGACGCTTACATCAATGTCGGGCAGGCACTGTCATTCGCGCTCAAGGACGCGAAGAAGAACCGAGGGGTGGAAAGCACAATGACGCTCGTCAGGAGCAGCGCACTCGCGGGAGCAGCTGCCGCCGCGGCGGATGAAGTCGGTACCGCGACGGAGGAGGGGAAGTGATGGGTCGGTACATCGCGGTTTATCTCGACACCGCTCAGGTGCAGGCTCTGCGAGACGACGCGCAGGAGACGGTCCTCGCTGCTGATGAGGATCTGGAGATCACGAAGCAGATCAACGACCTCGCCGCCCGACGTCTCGCTCGCGAGGTGATCGACAAGAAGCGCGACCTGTACATCGAGATCGTCGGCAAGCTCCAGGAAGCGTCCGAGCGCCTCAACGTCGGTGAGGGCGACTACATCGACGAATGAGCACACTCCCCGATGAGCGCGGCCAACGGGGAGGCCACCCGCAAACCAAGAAAAAACAGGCGGGGCAGGTAAAGAGATCGCGCAGCCCGACAAGCAGACTCCCGGGTGCGAGTCCCGGGCGGGCACGAAGCCCGCGCCACGAGCGCGCAGGGCAAGACCCCTAGAGAAGGAACATCAATGACCACCATCAACGAGATCAAGGACAGGCTGAACGCCGTCGCGTTTGCGGGCCGCAGCTACGCCGGATCCGACCGCGCAGCAGTCGCCAAGGCCTACGGAGACGCTGTCGCCGACTTCGACCAGAACGCCGCAGTGGACATGGCTTACCTCCTCGACCGAGTCGAGGAGCTGCAGAAAGCGATCACCGTCGCCGCTGCCGAGCTCGCAGACGCCGCCGTCTCTCTCGTCGGCACATACGCCGGCAACTTCAACGAATCGCTCGATATCCGCCTCAAGATCGGTGGCCCAGTCGACAAGCTTGTCAACATCGCGCAGGGCACTGCGATCTCACCCGAGGAGGCCGGGGAATGAGCGGCGCCGGACTCCTCAGCATCGAGTGGGAGATCGCCGACCAACATCTCCCCATGCCTCATATCGTCGCGACGGCCTGCGCCGCGTTCGTCGAGGAAGCAGAACGCCGCGGACTCGTCATCCGCTCCGGACCCTCACCTTCCGTCCTGCACGAGCTCCGGCTCGTGCGAGTCACCGGCAAGGTCACCCGCCAGGACGACGAAACCACCGAGCCGCAGCCACCGCACACACTGCGCCGATGCCCGGCGTGCGGGGTCAACATCTACGACCTCACCGACATCAAAGGAGCCGAGCAATGATAGAAATCAAGCAGGCGCGCAACGTCCCCGGTTTCCGCTTCTGCCCTGTCTGCCGCACGCGCCTCGCGCCGAAAGGCTCGAACGTTCGCGTCACCATCGACGCCGAAAACGAAGCCACCGCAATCGAGCACATCACGCACAAAGCGTGTGCGCAGACGGTCATCGACTTCACCCGCTCTCGCGGCTACACGCCTGCCGAGCTCGTGGAGGTCGGCGTCTGGGCTGAGGAGCAGCGATGAGGCTCCCGATCAGGATTCAGCGCCGCCGCGCTCGCGGCTGGCGTATGCCCGCGCACACGAAGTATGTAGGGCGAGGGAGCCTATACGGTAATCCGTTCAGGGTTGCGCGGTCAGCGCGTGAGCTTGAAGAGGGCGGCGAGCTTGTTGTCGCGTCGGCGGATGAGGCTGTCGCTCGGTATCGCGAGTGGATCGAGCAGACGCGAGAAGGTCGGTTCGTAGCGTCGTGCGCAGCCCGGAATTTGTGGGGCTTGGACCTGGCTTGCTGGTGCAAGCTCGATCAGCCTTGCCATGCAGATGTGCTCTTGGAGATCGCAAACCCGCGCGGGGAGCGCGAGTTCGAGAACCCCTATTACCGCATGTGGGACAGAGACGAGGCCACAGAATGACGAAGATCGGCAGTCTCTTCACTGGATACGGCGGTCTGGACATGGCGGTACGTATGGCGCTTGATCCGGATGCGCGCGTCGCATGGACGAGCGACGTCGAGCCGGGGCCCTGCAGGCTGGCTGAGGTGCGCTGGCCGGGCGTGCCGAATCTCGGCGACATCACGCAGGTTGATTGGTCGGACGTTGAGCCGGTCGACGTCATCTGCGGAGGCTCGCCCTGCCAGGATCTGAGCCTCGCTGGTCGCCGTGCGGGCATGGCCTCGGGGACGAGATCGGGCCTGTGGGAGTCGATGTTCGAGGCAATCAAGACGCTGCGCCCGCGTCTAGTCGTGTGGGAAAACGTGCGAGGAGCATTAACAAGTGGAGCATTTAGTCTGGTGGAATCAGAGAAGGGATTGCTGGGAAACCGAGCAGATGGACCTCTTCTCCGCGCGGCCGGCCGTGTGGTCGGAGACCTGGCCTCCGTCGGGTATGACGCGCAATGGTGTGTTGTCCGCGCTTCCGACGTCGGTGCCCCTCACCAGCGAGAGCGTTTTTTCCTTACTGGCCACCCCGCAGGCGAACCTTGGCAGCTGCGGGGGATCGCAGGAGCCGGAGAAGCGGCGGGCCGGGGGGCACTCGGTGAGTCTCGCAGATCAGATCGAGCACCTGGTGCCCTGATCCCGACGCCGACTGCGTCGGACCACAAGGCCGGCCGTCATCAGGACGGGACGGGCATGAGCCTGTCGCAGGCGGTGCAGATGCTGCCGACGCCGGTCGCGCAGCCCTCGGGCAATTCACCCGAGGCGCACCTCCGTAAGAAGCCAGGCCGCGCACAGGTCACAGACCTAGCGATCCTCGTCGAGCATGGCCTGCTGGCAACGGGAGGTCTCCTGCCGACGCCGCAGGCGACGAACGCGACGGCGTCCTCGACCGGCTACGGGGCGAATCTGCACGAGGTGGCGCGCGAGCTGCTTCCGACCCCGTCTGCGTCGGATGCAATTATGGGCCTTCCTCGGACGAGCGGGCGCCCACCTGAGAAAGCGACGAAGCTCGCGACGCGGATCGAGTACACCGATTTTGGCATGTACGCGCCCGCGATCGCGCGCTGGGAGCAGGTGCTCGGTCGTCCGGCTCCGGCTCCGACTATCCCGCCGACGCGCGAGGGGGGGCGAGCACGCCTCTCAACGAAGTTCGTCGAGTGGCTCATGGGTTTGACCGATGGGCATGTGACCGGAGCGGACCTCGGCCTCACACGCGAGCAGCAGCTCCGACTCCTCGGAAATGGCGTCGTCCCGCAGCAGGGCGCCGCAGCTATCTACCAGCTCACCAGGATCGCCATTGAGGAGGCAGCATGACCGGCATCGACCCACTGAAGGACATCCCAGGTGTCGAGGAGTTTCAGGAGCGCGCGCTCGTCCGCGCGGTCCGACTGACTCGTGAGAACGCGGAGACGATCGCCCGCCGCGCGCGCAAGCGCTGCGGCTTCACGCCGGACGGGCGGGTGATGCTCGTCGAACACACCTACACGATCTGGGCGCTTGAGGGGGACATGATCGTCGCTCGCCCGGGCAGTATGCGTCTGTCGAACCGCATCCCGGAGGACTTCACAGCCTGGTACACGAGGCCGGGCGAGCAGCTGACTGAGGAGGATCTCGGATGAGCGCGCAGCTGGTGTGGGAGTCGCGAGTCTTGCCGCTGACACGCAGCAAGCTCATCACCGCAAACGACAAATTGCACTGGGCCGCACGCGCGCGGCTCACGAAGCAGATCCGCCAGTGGGGCTACCTGCTCGGTCGTGAAGGCGAGGGGGTCGCGCGCCTCGGACTGACGCACGCTCGCGTCGAGGTGGAGTTCGCGTATCCGGATCGTCGCCGACGCGACCGCAGCAACCTAGCTCCGACCGTGAAGGCACTCATGGACGGGCTGATCGACGCAGGCCTGTTGCCTGATGATGCGGACCGTTTCCTAGACGGGCCACACACGGTCATCGCGGGGCACCTGGCGGGCAAGCACCTGAACTTCCCGATGTACGAGGTCCGCGTTCTCGTGTACGCGGACACAGATAAGAAAGAGAGCAAGTAATGGCCGGAGAAACCGCCATCACTGTCATCGGTAACCTGACCGCTGACCCCGAACTGCGTTGGACGCAGTCCGGCGCCGCGGTCGCCGATTTCACGGTGGCCTCCACCCCCCGAACCTACGACCGTAACGCCGGTGAGTGGCGCGACGGCGACACCCTCTTCATGCGCTGCTCCGTGTGGCGCGAGACCGCTGAGAACGTCGCCGAGTCGCTGCGTAAGGGCATGCGCGTCATCGTTCAGGGTCGCCTCACCCAGCGCTCGTACGACACCCAGCAGGGTGAACGTCGCACGGTCGTTGAGCTGCAGGTCGACGAGGTCGGCCCCTCCCTGCGCCGCGCACGCGCACAGGTCACCCGCGTTCAGACACAGCCCGCGAGCGCGGGCGGCTTCGGGTCGGGGCCTGCGCCCGTTCAGGACGCGGGCGGGTGGCAACCGTCTGCGTCGCTGGATGCGGGGCAGCACGATCCGTGGGGCGCGCCTGCTGCCCCTTCTGAGCCTCCGTTCTGATGGAACGCTACTGCCCGGACTGCGGTGAGGTTCTCGCTGCAGGGCACGCGCGCTGTAGGCCATGCTTCCGGCGGTTTGAGGCTGAGTACCAGCGGAAAACCGAGCGTGACTGGATGAGGCGCAACTTCCCGGAGTTTCGGCCCCGGGACTTGTTCCCGGAGGACTACTGGGAGCAGTCGGAGATCGAGAAAACAACCGTAAAGGAGGGCGACTAATGGCATGGGTCCGAGTGGGCGACGAGGCGTTGAGCCACCCGAAGCTCATGAGCTTGTTCGACGTGGAGGGGGCCGAGGACATTTCGATTATCGAGATGTTCGGTTTCCTAATGGCGCTCGCGACCTACTCGGCCAAGCACCTAACCGACGGAATCATCGAGAGGGGCGCAGCTTTCCGTGACGGCGAGCGCTCGCGGGTTGTGCGCCTCATCGATGCGGCGGTGGCCGCAGAACTGCTCACGTGGGTTGAGGTGGACGGCGCGAAGAAACTGCGCTTGTTCACGGATGAAGAGTTCATTCATATCCAGCCCAGGGAAGAGGTTATGCGGCGCCGCGCCAGGTCGCGGGAGAACCGCGATAAGGACAAGAAAGCTGCTGTGATCTTCCGCGACGGCGACCAGTGCCGTTACTGCGGCAAGCTCGTGCGCTGGACCGGCCCGATCGGCAACAACTTCGGAACGCTCGATCACGTCGATCCGGACTCTCTGGGGGACGCCCCAGTCGAGGGTCTCGTGGTCGCATGCCACGAGTGCAATTCCTCGCGCGGTCACGCGCGCGAAGCGTTCGACGCGGCCTCGCCGCTGCGTCCTGTCCCATCCACGCCGTATTACGGAGTGTGGTCGGCTGAGTTCCTGACCAGGTGCGGATATGAAGCCGTGCCGTCCGTGGATCCGGGTGCGCCCGTTGACCCCGCCTCAGAGACGCCCGCGAGGGGCGTTCTCCCGGGCCGAGGGTCCGGGGCGCCTGTTGACCCCGGGCGCGGCTCCAGCGGCCCAGCTGAGGCCGCTGTGCGTGACCCCGGCGCGTCTGAGCGACGCGCGTCCGAGGGTCCGCGTATTCGACGTAGTCCGGACTCAAGTCCGAACCCTGGTCCGACGTTGAAGGGTATCAAGGCGAATACTCTCGGGTCGGGTAGGGACGGGACGGGACGGGCAGGCCAGGGAAGGGCAGGCACGGGCCAGGCCGGGAAGGTCCAGGCCGGGCACCCGCGCACACCTCAGCAGCAAACCAACAAGCGGAACCGTAGAAGGAGAAGAAGATGAACAGTGAGGAAGAAGAGCTGAGGGGCAAAGTAGAAGATGCCCTCTCAGCGCTAGTGCAGGCAGGGCATGGAGATCAGGCGGTGACCGGGGCCTGGGTGGTCTGTGCTGAGGTCATGGTCCCCGGTAAAGAAGAAGTAACCGTCTTTATGCACGATGGAGGCGGCTCGATGCTCGCGCGTCGCGGACTCATCGAGTCTGTACGCGATCAGCTCGCCTCATGGGTGGAGGGATACGATGACTGACCATGACGACCGCAGGGTTTGCCCGGTCACGGGTGAGCCTCTCCTCGACGGAGAGTTCCTGTCTCGCGGCGGCGCAGCCCGCGTCCGCGTGGCGACCGCATCGATGCCCGGCCTCATGAGCGACCTCGCTTATGCTGCGTCGCACGGCGTGCGCACGGGTGAGCAGGTCGGCGGCGCGGGTGTCCCGTCGTCGAGGGCTCCGCTCAACCTCGCACTCATGATCGAGGTCGATGAGATGTGCGATTCGATCCTGACGTGGGCAACGCTGCTCCTTTCGCACGTGATGGGACCGGCCTACTGGGTGAAGCAAGGCAACTGGTGGCACGTTGCGGACGTATTCAAGACTCATGAGGACAAGCTGCGCAGGTGGTCGGAAGCGGCGCAATGCGCGGACGAGGTCTTGTACTCGGTGGCCCGCCTTGAGCGTCTGGCCTCCCCCGGTCGGCAGCGCCTAGTGTTCGTCGGAGAGTGCAGCGCCTGCGGGGCAGACCTGCTGGTCCGCGACCCCGATGAGGAGACGACAACCTGCCGGGAGTGCGACTCGGTCGAGCAGATCGCCGCCGCCTGGGACCGACTCCTCACGAAGGCGCGGGAGTCTCTGCTGCCTCGCACTCGAGCGACTCGCGTCGCTGAGATCCTGGCAGGTGTGCAGGTCAAGGACTCGACCGTGAGGAAGTGGCAGCAAAGGGGGAGGGTGGCCCCGGCATCAAGGGAGGGGGGCATCCGTCTGTACAGGGTGGGGGACATTGAAACTCTTGCTCTCCAGCACTTGACTCGCTCGTAGCGCGTGTCGCTTGCGCGTGAGGGTGTCACGGTGTATTTTGCTAACGTGGCCCCGCGCGTAAGCGATGGGGCTTCTGCCTTATACGGCATCCGCGCACATGCGTTGACCCCCGCTCTTCTCGGCCCCGATGGAGCGGGGGTCTCCGCATACCCGGGAGGGGTGGTCGAACGTGGCGACCTCGCGAACAGGTACCGCGCAGTACAAGCACTGGCGCAAGCGAGTGCTGATCGCAGCTCGCGACGCCGGCATCGCGCAGTGTCCACACTGCGGCGTGCGGCTGGACTACACGCGCGGGCTGCAGCCGAACTCCGCCGAGCCGGATCACATCCTGCCGGTCCGTTGGGGTGGAAAGAACACGCTCGAAAATGGTCGAGTACTTTGCCGTAGGTGCAATCAATCTCGCGGAGACGGGACGCGCCCAAAGGTAAAGCCACGCAGAGCGGCCTCCGTCGACGTAGACTGGTGAAAGATTCAGTCGGCGGGCACGGGGGTTTACCCCTCCCCCCGCCTACCAGTAGCCCCCGGTACGCTTAGCGCCATACCCCCCCGTTATTTCCGGGGATGTCGCGCAAAAACGGTGGCTGGGGGTGTTCGTTTAGGGGCGGCTCGCCTGGTGCGTTTATGGGGCATGTGGGCTAGACGGTAGGCGTTTTCGGCGGTTTCGCCCGAGAGTAGGGGGTTGGAATTGGCTGAGAAGAAGGCGAAGGCATCGAGCGCTCGCGGGCGTAAGGCCCCGGCGAAGAAGGCCGCGGCGAAGAAGGCACCGGAGGTTCCGGCGTTCGACGCGCGAGAGCATCGCAGCAAGCTACTCGATGCGACGCTGCAGTCGATTGAGTATGCCGAGTTTGACAAGCGCGCGCCTCTGATTCGTGAGGCGCGGGCATTGATTTCTGAGCTGGCCGGCCCGGCTGTTGTAGTCGAGTCGAAGGAGGAAGGAGACAACGTTGTCAACTTCCAGGACCAGCTCGCACGGCGACGGTCAAACGCCTCGGGTGCGGGTCGCCGCTAAGCGCCGCGCAAAGACTTTCGGAGACATCGCCGGCGAGTTCGCCGCGAACTTCGGGCTGACCCCTGACCCCTGGCAGAATCTCGTCCTCGAGGACTGGCTCGCTGCGTCCACAAAGGACGAGTGGAAGCACATGACCTGCGGCCTGTCCGTTCCACGCCAGAACGGCAAGAACGCGCTCCTGGAGATCCGCGAGCTTTTCGGAATGGTGCTCCTCGGAGAGAAGATCCTTCACTCCGCGCACGAAGTCAAAACAGCTCAGGCCCATTACCGCCGCTTCAAGCATTTCTTCGGGAATAAAGCGAACGACGAGTCGGCAGACTTCCCCGAGCTGAACCGCCTCGTGACGAACGTCCGTAACGTCAACGGCCAAGAGTCGATCACGCTCACGAACGGCGCAGAGCTGCGAGTCATCGCGCGCTCGAAGTCATCAGGCCGTGGTTTCACCGCCGACGTGATCGTATTCGACGAGGCACAGGAGCTGACTGAGGACGCTATCGAGGCCATGCTCTCGACGGGCTCGGCTGGCGACCTCGGCAACTCCCAGATCCTCTACACGGGCACACCGCCCGGGCCGAACGCCTCGGGCGCCGTGTTCACGCGCCAGCGCACGCAGGGCCTCTCGGAGCATCCCGGACCGATGTGCTGGCATGAATGGTCGGCGGACCCGGACGGGCCTGTCAACCTCGACGACAAGGGCGTATGGATCGCGACGAACCCAGCGATCACAGCGGGACGCATGAAAATTGCGTTCGTCGAAAACGAGCGGCGCACGCTCAACGAAGAAGGCTTCAAGCGCGAACGCCTCGGCATGTGGCCGGCGAACGCGGGAGCCTCGCGCGCGATCGACCAAGCGACGTGGGACGCCTCCATCGCAGACGCGCCGGAGGACGGTATCCGCTCGTTCGGCGTCTCATTCAGCGCCGACGGTAAGCGAATGGCGCTCGCAGGCGCGATGAAGGCAGGCACGGGGGCATCCGCGCGCTTCCACGTGAACGCGATCGACACCTACACGGGCTCAACCGCTGCGGGCGTGTCGGCGCTCGCGGAATGGCTTGCCGAGCGCGTCGACAGGACGGCGCAGATCAATCTTCTCGGCGGCGCTGGCGCAGCAGCGTTGTCGGACGCGCTGGACATGCGGGGCGTCCCGAAACGCCTCGTTCACATCATGACGACGGGTGAATACTTCGAGGCCTGCGGCCTGCTCTTTGAGGGCCTGCGAGCCGGCCAGGTCACGCACCCAGCAGGCGAGCCGGAGGACGCGCTCAACGCCTCGGTAGCCGTCGTGGACAGGCAGATCCGCCGCCGCGACGGCGCTTACGGGTGGTCGGCCTCGACCCCAGACGGCGACGAGACGCCGCTAGAGGCGGTATCGGCGGCGCTGCACGCGGCCAAGACAACGAGACGTAGGCCCAAAGGGAAAACTGGAAGGAGGGCGATCGTCCTATGAGTCTGACGAGGATCCCGGCGCTGCCGGGGCTGACAGAGACCGAGAAGAGCCAGCTGCGCCTCATGCAGGACCGGATCACGGCGAAGCAGACGAAGAACGCGCTGCTTGACGTGTACTACGAGGGGCATCGCGCCTTCCAGGATCTCGGCATCTCGATCCCGCCGCAGATGCAGCGCACCCGCGCCGCTCTCGGCTGGCCCCAGAAAGCCGTGCAAGCCCTCGCACGGAAGCACGTTTTCGAGGGCTACACCGTCGGCGGTCTGACCGACACCTACGACCTGGCCGGGCTTCTCGCGCGCAACGAGTTCGAGACGGAGCTCGCGCAGGCAATCACGAGCGCGTACAAGCACTCGGTGTCGTTCCTGACGGTCGCCGCTGGCGACGTGACACGCGGAGAGCCGCCCGTCATGATCCAGGCGCGCGACGCGAAGTGGACAACCGCGCTGTGGGATCAGCGCACGCGCACGCTGGAGGCCGCGCTCGCCCTGGAAGCCTCGACCGCTGAGGGCACCGAGCAGTACGAGAACACGATCACGGGCGCGACAATGTACACGCGCTCGTACATCATTCATTTCTCCCGCCAGCCCGGCTCCGCAGCCTGGCACCTAGAGCGCATGGAGAACCCAACGGGGCGCGTCCTCGTCGAACCGCTGGTCTATGACCCGCAGCTCGGACGACCGTTCGGGCGCTCGCGGATCACGACCGAGGTCCGGTACCTGACGGACGCAGCAGTGCGCACGCTCATGCGAGCCGAGACCGGCGCTGAATTCTTCTCCAGCCCGCAGCGATACGTCCTCGGCGCATCCGAGGACGCGTTCACGGGCATGGAGCGGTGGTCGGCGATCACGGGCCGTCTCCTCGCACTGACGGTCAACGAGGAAGGCTCAACGCCGACGGTCGGCCAGTTCACGCAGCTGTCGATGGAGCCGCACCTCGCGATGTATCGCCAGCTCGCGCAGAACTTCTGCGCCGCGACGAACCTCCCGATGAGTACGGTCGGTATCTTCGGCGATAACCCGGCGTCGGCTGAGGCCATGCAGGCCGCTGAGTACCAGCTGTCCGACGAGGCCGATTACCAGTGGCGGATCTTCACGCCAGCTCTGCGTCGCCTCCTGCAAGACGTCCTCATGATCCGCGACCGACTCACGGAACCACCCGAGGAATCGTGGGATATGGCGATCAACTACACGCCGACCCGCTACGTGAGCCCGCAGGCAAGCGCTGACGTGATCTCGAAGATCGCTTCTGCCCTGCCCGATGTCGCGACGACGACAGTCGGCCTGCGTCGCGCCGGCTTCACGCAGGCCGAGATCGAGCAGGTCCGAGCGGAGAACGCGCCCGGCAAGGCCGCGTCGCTCCTCGAACGGCTCGCAGGCTCCGGAAACCTCGAATCGCTCCCCGCTCCCGAACAGCAGACGCAGGAAGCGGGGGGGGGAGCTGAGGATCCCGTCGCGCTGAAAGCCAAGTTCGACGCGCTCGGCGTCGCGATCCGCGCAGGCATTGAGCCGCAAGACGCAGCGCTGAGGCTCGGCCTCGACGGCCTGCGCTTTACCGGCGCTGTCCCCGTATCCCTGCGCATGCCAGAAGCCGACGCAGACAAGCTCGAAGCGAAGTAACGGTGAAGGGTGGCGAGCCGCGTGTCAAGGACAAGGAAAGAGATCACGCGGTTCGCCAAAGCCCAGAAGCAGTGCGCACGCCTCGCGAAACGTGACCTCGAGCGCTTCTGGAAAAAGCTCGACACGACCGACGTCGTCGCATGCCGCGAAGCGCTGGAGGACTTCCTCCCCCAGCTCGTCCAGGCGTACGGCAACGTCGGCGGTCAGCTCGCCGTCGAGTGGTACGACCGCCTGCGACGAGCTGCCGGCGCTCGCGGCGACTACACGCCGAAGCCCGCGCCGTTGCCTCGTATCGAGGTAGTGCATGCCCGGATCCGCAGTGCGCTGAACCCGCTGGCGCGCACCGGGGATGCTGAGGCCTCGCTGGAGGCACTGTCTGAATCGACAGAGAGCTGGGTGAAAAACTCGGCGCGGCAGACGGTCTCAGACGCCGCGGCGAAGGATCCCGCGAAGGTTCGCTTCGCCCGCGTCCCGACCGGAGCAGTCACCTGCTCGTTCTGCATGATGCTCGCCTCGCGCGGCTGGATCTACGCCTCGGAAAAGTCCGCTGGAGCGTTCGACCGATACCACGCGCACTGCGACTGCCAGGTCGTCCCCTCATGGGCCAGCACGCCCGCAAGCATCGCGGGCTATGACCCGGAGGCGATCAAGAAGCGGTACGACGCCGGCGAGTTCGAGGAGGACACGCGCAAGCGATCCGGCGGGCGCAAAAAGCCGACAGAAGAAGCATCTGACGGCAACTGATGAGTTTCCCCTACGCGAGGGGCAAATCGCGGAACCCTGAGCGCCGACGGGCGCCACACAAGTACGGACACACAGGAGACACCATGCGCAACGCAGACACCAACACCGACACCGCAGAAGCCAACGCGACGGAAGCGCCCAACAACCAGGCCGCAGCCGCCGAGCGCCACGCCTTCACGCCGATTACGACGCAGGAGGATCTGGACAAGGTCATCGGCGCACGCCTCGCGCGCGAGCGCGACAAGTACGCCGACTACGACGACCTCAAGGCCGCAGCGAGCAAGCTCGCCGACGCCGAGGCCCGTCTCGCACAGATCGACGCACAGGCCGCACTCGACAAAATTCGCAACGACGTCGCACAGGAAGCCGGAGTCCCCGCCGACCTGCTGCGCGGCTCGACCAAGGACGAACTGGCCGCACACGCATCCGCGCTCGCGGAGGCGTTGCAGGCGCGCCCGTCGGTGCCTGTGATCCCGACGCAGGGGGCGACCCCGAGTGTCTCCGACGCTGATTCGGCTCGGCGCGCTTTCGCGCAGGAGCTGTTCGGCTCGAAATAATCTCTCATTTCTCGGAAGGAGCCAACTGTGGCTATTTTCAACACCACCAACACGTCCGTGCTGCTGCCTCGCGAGATCGCGGACGGCATGGTCAAGAAGTCTCAGTCCCTGTCGACTGTCGCTCTGCTCTCCCAGCAGAAGCCGATGCGCTTCGGCAAGCAGGACATCATTGTTTTCGACAACCTGCCGAAGGCTGAATTCGTCGAAGAGGGCGCCGACAAGGCCTCGACCACGGGCTCGTTCTCGTCCGTGTCTGTCGCTCCCCACAAGGCGCAGGTCACCATGCGCTTCAATCAGGAGGTCATGTGGGCTGACGAGGACTACCAGCTCGGCGTCCTCGACGAGCTCGCACAGGCCGGCGCTGAGGCGCTGTCTCGCGCTCTCGACCTCGGTCTCTACCACGCGATCAACCCTCTGACGGGCACGAAGGTCGCGTCCTGGACGAACTACGCGGCTGCGTCGACGAAGGTCGTCGAGATGAAGGGCAAGACCGCTGAGGCCGACGCCGCTTTCCGTGCCGCTGTCGGCCAGGTCGTGAACGGCCTGAACCCGGCGATGGTCACGGGCGCCGCCTTCGACCCCAAGTTCTCCTGGGCACTCTCGGAGCTGCGCCGTAAGGACGGAGCGGGCGACACCTCCGACCAGCGCTACCCGCAGCTGGGCTTCGGCACGAACGTCTCGGAGTTCCTCGGCGTTCCCGTCGCTCAGGGCAACACGGTCTCGGCGACCCCTGAGGCGACCGACACCAAGGTCCGCGCGATCGTCGGTGACTTCACGAACGGTGTCCGCTGGGGTATCCAGCGCCAGCTGCCCGTCGAGCTGATCCAGTTCGGCGACCCTGACGGCCAGGGCGACCTCAAGCGCAAGAACCAGGTGGCTCTGCGTCTTGAGACCGTGTACGCCTGGTACGTTTTCACCGACCGCTTCGCGCTCGTCAAGGAAGCAACGGCCTGAGATGGAACCGTGGGCGACACCAGGAGACCTGGAGGCCCGCTGGCGACCGCTGACCGACGCTGAAAAAGCGCGCGTGAGCATGCTCATCGAGGACGCGCAAAGCCTAGTGATGGACGAGTGCCCGAACTGGCAGACCACCAGCTCGGGCACTCGCATCCGGGTCATCTGCGCGATCGTCAAACGTGCGATGACAGCGCCGTTCGCTGATGAAGGTCTCACGGGGATCTCAGCAGCAACGGAAACCACCGGCCCGTTCTCGCAGCAGCTCACGTTCGCGAACCCGTCCGGCGACCTCTACCTCACCAAGGCCGAGCGCCGAGCGTTCGGCGCAGGCCGTGGCCGCGCACTCGAGATCGACCTCCTCGCATCACGGGAGGAATCCTGATGATGCAGAAGTGGAGAACCCCGGTACAGGTAGAAGGCCGCACGCGACGCGACGCGGACGGCTACCTCGTGCAGGACAGTACAGAGCGGCTCATCCCCGGGTGCCTCATCGCACCCGGCGCGTTCACGGTCCCGGGACTCCTGGAGTCACCGACGTCGGAACAGTCAGACGACCAGGCCACGCTATACGCCCCGCCGGACGCGCAGTTCAAGGTCGGCGACACAATCGTCGTCCCGCGAGCTCACCCGCTCGGCGGGAAATGGCAGGTCGAGTCAAACCCTTCGCCCTGGCCGCGCGGCGTGGCCGTGACCATCAAGCGGAGGTGACGACATGGGCGGCTTCAAGCGCGACACGCAAGCGATCGACGCTTTCCTACGCAGCGGAGCCCTCGCGCCAGCACTCCTCAAGGAAGCTGAGCAGCTCAGAGCTGCCGCAGCCGCAGCCGCACCTCGCGGCTCATCGGACAAAGGCGGGCACCTCGCAGACTCCTACAAAGCCGAAACAACGAAAGCCCCGTTCTACCAAGGCGGGCCTATTCGAGACATCGGCAGAGTCTACAACGACGCACGCCACGCGCTCGCGGTGGAATTCGGCCACCGAAGCAAAGCCGGGAACCCAGTACCGGGCGCGCACACACTCGGCAAGCTGATCGGCTCGAAGTCTAAGAGGAAGCGACGCTCATGACATACACCGACGCAGTCCAGGTCATCCGCGATGCAATCACCGCGGCGACCGGCATCCCAACCGCACGAGTCCTGCAACCCGGCTTCACCGACGGGCCGCTCCCACTCGCACACGTCTCGCTCATACAAACCCAGCCGGGGGACTACGACCGAGACGACACGATCTCCATCTCCATCTACGCAAAGACACCGGCCTCTCCCGCCGACGTCGGCGCATCCGCGCTCGCGGACCAGATCGAGGGTGCGCTCAGCGTCCGTCCGGTCGCTGGCTCTCGCGGCTGGGTAGATGCGGTGGAGGTCGACTCAACCCTGGGCGTGCAGCCTTATTTTGAGGCTGTCGAGGTCGTCCATATGACGGCCACGGTCACGCACAGGCCCATCTCAGAATGACATCAACTGACATGAAGGGAAGGCTCGCATGACCACCATCGAAGCCCTCAAGAAGAAGCACAATCGCACGACCAACGTCCGTAAGGGCCTGAACGCGCTCGCGTTCCTGGCACCTATGACGGCGACTGTCCCGGAGACGATCACCGACGCGGGCGGCGCCCTCAAGGAGATCCCGACGGACTTCCTCCCACTGGGTCTCATCACGACCGACGGCATTACCAACTCCGCCGACGCAAACACGGAGGACGTGGAAGCGCTCGGCTATGCCGAGGCTGTCCGCACCGACCTCACCAAGGCGCCTAAGACCGTGAAGTTCACGGTCCTTGAGCCGATCCGCAAGACCATTCAGCAGCTGGTCTACGGCATTGATCTCTCGCAGACCAAGGCGTCCAAGACCACGGGTGAGATCGTTTTCGACGAGGCCGCGACCCCGGCTCTCGCTGAGTACCGTCTCCTGATGGTCATGGCAGACGGACCCGCCGCCGACGAGTGGATCGTCGGTCGCTGCTACCCGCGTGTGAAGCTCTCGTCCCTGCCGGACGAGAAGTGGGCGGCCAGCGACGCGATCCAGTTCGATCTGGAGTTCGCTGCGTTCATGGATGAGACGGCAGGTACGTCCTGCCGTCACTACATCGGCGGCAGCGCCGCGATCCGTCATCGCGACGCGATCGGCTTCGAGCAGGCCAACTGACCTGCACTCGATCTCGGGCGGGCCGGAGTTGATCTCCC